TTTGTAATAATTAAATTTAATCATATGGAATTTACAGTAAAAGAAGTAAACGTAGCAGAAGAAAAATCAGTTCAACAGGTAGAACAAGAGCTTTTAGATAAGCATGAAAAAAAGATTAATGATGATCAACCAAAAGCTGAAGAGCCAAAAGCTAAAGAGCCAAAAGCTGAAGAGCCAAAAGCTGAATTAAACGAGAAAGACGTTCTTTCATATATTGGAAAAAGATACAATAAAGAAATTAATTCATTTGATGAATTAATGAGTCAGCGAGAAACTCAGGAAGAATTACCTGAAGATGTCGCTGCTTACTTTAAGTATAAAAAAGATACAGGTAGAGGAATTGAAGATTTTGTAAAATTACAAAAAGACTTTGATAATTCTGATCCTGATTCTTTACTTAAAGATTATTTACGTGCCACTGAGGATGGTCTTGATGAGGAGGATATTGAAACCTTAATGGATGATTATTCTTTTGATGAAGATTTAGATGATGAGGGTGACATAAAGAAAATTAAGTTAAAGAAGAAAAAAGCTATTGCTAAGGCAAAAGATTACTTTAAAGAAATGCAAGAGAAGTATAAGCAACCACTTGAGTCAAGGGGAACGCAAGCTTCAAATTTTTCTGAAGAAGAAATGGAAGGCTATAAGCAATATATCGCAAATGCAAAGTCTTATGAAGAAGAGACTGCTAGAAAGAAAGAGTTTTATGACTCTAAGACGTTAGAAGTATTTACACCTGAGTTCAAAGGTTTTGAGTTTAATATAGGTGAAGAAACCATAACGTATTCTCCAAGTAGTTTAGAAGATTTAAAAAAGAGTGCATTAAATCCAGGTAGTTGGGCAACCAAGTATTTAGATGATAGTGGTCTTTTAAAAGATTCTAAAGGTTTTCATAGGAGTGTAGCAATTGCACAGAATCCTGAAAAGTTTGCTAAGTTCTTTTATGAGCAAGGTAAAGCTAATGCCACTGAGGATGTGATGCGTAAGACAAAGAATATTAATATGTCGGAACGCAGAACACCAGAAGTGACAAGCAAGGGAGGAACACAGTTTAAGTCTTTAAGCACAGATAGTGGAAGAGGACTTAAAATTAAGAGTATTAAAAAAAATAATTAATTTAAAAAACTAATAAAATTATGGCAGGATCAGTCCAAGCTACGCCAGGTTTTGATTTGCAGCCGAGCTCGCATCAAACGCCTTTGGCTTCAAATTATATTACTGACTTCAACTTTTTGAATCAGTATTTACCAGACACTTACGAAAAAGAATTCGAAAGATATGGTAACCGAACAATCTCCTCATTCATTAGAATGGTAGGAGCAGAAATGCCTTCTAACTCAGACCTTATCAAATGGGCAGAGCAAGGAAGACTACACACCAAGTACGTTGATTGTGGTACTGCTGCAGTAGTAGCAGGTGGAGAAGCAATTTTCCAAGTGAATGACGTACTTAACCCTGCAGGCTCAACTGTTCAGCCAGGTTCTGGTGCAACAGTTCAGATTGCAATTAGAGTTGGTCAGACAGTTGTTGTTGTAAACAACGATGGTTCAGGTGAGTTCAAGGCTATTGTTATAGCAGTTGACCTTGCAAACAACCAATTTACTGTTGCGTTTTACGATGCTGCAGGTTATACAGGTGGTTCAGGATTAGGAAATGCTGATGCAAGTATTTTCATTTATGGTTCTGAATTTAAGAAAGGAACAAACGGAATGCAAGGTTCATTAGAATCTGACGATTTCATTTTCGAAAACTCTCCAATTATCATCAAAGATAAGTACGCAGTATCAGGTTCTGATATGGCTCAAATCGGATGGATTGAGGTTACTACTGAAAATGGAGCAACAGGTTACTTATGGTACTTGAAGTCTGAGCACGAAACTCGTTTACGTTACGATGACTATTTAGAAACTTCAATGATTGAAGCAGTTCCTGCTGAAGCAGGTTCTGGTGTTGTAACACAAACTACATCTGACCAAGTTGGAAACAAGGGGTCTGAAGGTGTATTCTATGTAGTACAAAACAGAGGTAATGTGTGGGCAGGTGGAAACCCTAATGCTTTAGCAGACTTTGACGCAATCATTTCACGTTTAGACAAGCAAGGTGCTATTGAAGAGAATGTAATTTTCTTGAACAGAGACTTTGGATTTGACATCGATGATATGTTAGCAGCTCAAAACTCTTATGGAGCAGGTGGAACTTCTTATGGTCTTTTTGACAATGATGAAGAAATGGCACTTAACCTAGGATTCACAGGATTCCGTAGAGGTTATGACTTTTACAAGTCTGATTGGAAATACCTAAACGACCCAACAATGCGTGGTGGAGTTGATGGTACTGGAAGCATTAACGGATTGTTAGTACCTGCAGGGTCTACAACTGTTTATGACCAAATCCTTGGAAAGAACGCTAAGAGACCATTCTTACATGTTCGATACAGAGCTTCAGAAACTGAAGACAGACGTTACAAAACTTGGATCACTGGTTCAGCAGGTGGTGCAAGAACATCTGACTTAGATGCGATGGAAGTGAACTTCTTGAGTGAAAGAGCAGTTTGTACTTTAGGTGCAAATAACTTCTTTATCTTCCAAGATTAAGTATATTAAATATAGAGGTGGCAGAAACCCTAGAAGGGATGCCACCTCTTTTTTATAAATTAAATTTAAATTATATCAAATGAAAACTACAGTACAAAGAGTAGACAAAGTCTACAAGTTAACAAGGAATGCAGCACCTTTATCTTTCATGCTTGCAACTAGACACACTAGAAGATTCCCATTACTTTGGGTAGACCCAGAGACAGGAGTAAACAGAGAACTACGTTATGCTCGAAATCAAAAATCTCCATTTGTAGATGAACAAGATAAAAATGCAATTATTGAGCCTATTATTTTTGAAGATGGTTTTTTAAGAGTACCTAAATCTAACCAGATATTACAAAAATTTTTAGATGTACACCCACATAATGGTGTTAAGTTTAAAGAATTAGATAAATCAAAAGATGCTCAAGAAATTGTTGAAAGTATCAACATAGAGCTTGATGCAATGATAGAGGCACGTTCTTTATCAATACCACAACTAGAAACCCTAACAAGGGTGTTGTTCTCAAAAGACCCATCAAGAATAAGCACAGATGAAATGAAGAGAGATATTTTAGTTTATGCTAAAAGAGAGCCTCAAGAGTTTATGTCTATTGTGAATGATCCAGTATTAAAGTTACAAGCAACGGTGCATAAATTATTTGAAGAAGGTCTTATTAAATACAGAAATAAAAACAAAGAAGTTTGGTTTAACACTAAAACAAACAAAACAAGACTTTGTACTATTCCTTTTGGAGAAGACCCAATTTATATAGTATCATCTTATTTTCAATCTGATGATGGTGTAGATGATTTAATTTATTTAGAAAAATTGTTGGATTAAAAAAATATACAATTATTTAGAAGGAGGTCTATTTTAAGACCTCTTTTTTTTTTGATTATCTTTGTGTAAATAATAGTTAGGATGATAAACGATATTAGAAATACAGTTTTAGCCGTATTAAATAAAAACAACTATGGCTACATATCTCCACAAGATTTTAATTTATATGCACAACAAGCTCAAATGGATTTGTTTGAAGATTATTTTTACGCATATAACTATCAAGTAAACAAAGAAAACCAAAGAACTTCAGGTACAGGGTATGCTGACATAAAAAAAGGATATGTAGAGGTTATTGATTTTTTTTCGGTAACTTCTCCTTTAACTCAAATAGGAGCAAATTTAGATAAGTTTTCTCTACCATCACTTGCCACAACAGGTAGTGATTACTATTTAATTAATAAAATATTTATAGGTAGTACAGAGTTAGAAAGAATTGAGCAAAGTAAAATATTGCTACTTAATTCTTCTCCTCTAACTGCACCATCTACAATGTTCCCTGCATACACAACAGAGGGTAGTGTTGCTACAATTTATCCAGTCCCTGTTGCATTACCAACTGTTAATTGTCAATACATTCGTTATCCTAAACCTCCAAAATGGACTTATGTAGATTTAGGCACAAGCAATGAACCTGTATTTGACCAAACACAACCTGACTATCAAGACTTTGAACTGTTTCCAGACGATGCAACGGATTTAACAATGAAAATATTACAATACGCAGGAGTTTCAATTAGAGAGGCATC